TCAGCAGAACACCACCAACATAAATCTCAAAGATGTTGGGTTTAATACCACGAACAACTTTGTACGATTTTTTACCAATAGAAAATTCTATTTCGACTACCGCATCTCTACCATTGATAGAGTTTAACAGTTGTGGTTTATTTATTTTTCTGAATGGTTTACCAAACAAAACAAAACACAATGCATCAAGAATGGTGGATTTACCTGCTCCATTCTGACCAATAATCAGTGTGTTTGTTGATCTGGTGAAATTGATTTCGGTGAAAGAATTACCGGTAGACAGTAAATTCTTCCAACGGATTTTTTGAAATAGTATCATGCTCTCTCAGTATTCAATGCCTCTACGTAGAGTTCTTTCAATAATTTTTTCAATTCATTATTATCTATGCTATCTTCCTTAATTGCATCAACATATTTGTTGAGTATGGTTAAGGTGTCTTCAGCTTGATCTACCATATTCTCTTCAACACCTTCTGTCAATTCAGAAAAGTCTTCTGCAATGGTGATATCAATTGGATTGACATTATACAAGTTATTCATAAACTTGTCAAACAAATATGGATTCGTTTTATTCATTACAACCACTTTAACATAAGCGCCGGTGTAAACTGATAAATCTTTATTGTTGATTTCGGTGATAGTTTCTTCCTTGTCATCATACTTGATGCGGTGAAACATGACATTTGGATTCTTTACAAAATCAAGCCCATCGTTATCCAAATTAAAGATATGAAAGCCGCGAGGATCGTTGTAATCTTGCCAAGTGAGTTCGTATGGATTTCCGAGGTAGTAAATGTCGTCTGAACTAGACTTATGATGATAATGACCAGAAAAAGTATGAGAGAACTTACGAAAAATCCCACGATCTAATCCTCCTTCAGATGGCATACCGCGATACATTGCAAAACCAGAAATTTCAAAGTGACCCATGCAGTACTTTGCATCAGTAGTTTGAAGCATCGTCATACTATCTTCATAATTTTCTGGACAAATCCAAGGCATCATGCAAATCTTGTGTGGACCAACATAAATCTCCGTTGGATCATCAATCACATTAAATGAACTAGAGTATTCTCGGAGTAACAGATCAACCGAGTTCACATCATTCGTGTTCTTGAAATAGGTGTCGTGATTGCCAGCCAGAATGTGAACATCAATTCCCATTTGTGCCAGAGGATCAAAGAACATTTCTTTGGCACGTTTGAGTGTATAGAAGTTCATGTACTTTCTGCGGTCAAAAGTATCACCCAACATCAATACGGCTTGTACATTTTCCTCTTTGATTTTAGGAAAGAAGGTATCTCTATAAAACTTTTCGTAAAAATCTAAAAAGTGTACCGAATCATTTCTCGCACCAAAATGTTGATCAGTTATTATGGCAATTTTCATTTTTTACAATCATTATATTCCTGTTTCAAAATACCCATTCTTTTTTCTTCCGCTTCCCATACTCTTTTTCTTAAACCAGAACTACTGTATGGGTGTTGTCGTTCGTGATAGAACAATTCTATGCCTTGATCCAAACACCATTGTTTTCCAGTAAAGTCCTTTGTTTTATATTCATCACCTAAAAAGCGAATATCAATATGCACCGTTTTCAACATGTTCAATAAATCTTCTTCGGTATGGTATACCAAAACTTCATCAACATATTTGCAAGCCGACACACACATAAATCTTTCGTACATAGACATTACTGGTTTATTTTTGGTATCTGGCCTATCCACGGTTGGATCAACCTGTACTGCCACAATCAAATAATTACAGTGTCTTTTTTCTTCTCGCAACATTGTGACATGCCCAGCATGGAACAAATCAAAGGTGCTACAATTAAATCCAATTTTCATTATATCACTCCTCAATAAATTTTTCAAGCCCTTTTGGTTTCTTTACCGTCTTCAATTCTTTTTTAGTTTTTTTGGCAACTTCGTAGTTCTCAATAAACTCGGCAATGTTGTCATACAGTTCAAACTGTTTGGTTGTACCATCTTCGAACTCCATGGTTTCAAATTCATCCAGAATACCAATTTGTTCGGTAGACTTATACTTCACATACAATTGTTTCTTTTCCTTCTGTATTCTCCTGAGGAAGGCGTAGTAAATGATTTGGGTGAAGTATGCAAATGGGTTTTTGGATTTATTCGGATCAAAGTTCTCAAAATACATCAGACAGTTTTCGATGCCATCCGAAATCATTTCATCTCGGTAAGTATAGTTGATGAAGTTTGGTTTGTGTGAGAGTCCTTCGGCAATTTTCATCCAACATTCACCGATATAATTTGGTATGTTGGGTTTTGCTTTGCCGTTCTTCTCGGCTTCGATACATAGTTCCTTGTATGCAACCAAGGCCTTTAGGAAATCTTCGTTATTGATGTAGTGTTTCTGTTTGTTCATTCAAGTATACCATAAAAAGTTGTTGACAAAAGGCTTGACACGTGATACAGTTCACGGTGTAGCCCCGATGATATTAATGTAATAAAGTTCCTTTAATTGATTCCATTTCTCTTAACATCTCCGCCATATTAACATCTTGTTCTTTTACTTTGGATCTGTTATTCAATATTTCTGCCATCCTCTCCACGGTATTCAGATAGTATTCTTTAAAATCCTCAGTTGGTTCAAAAATACAAAGAACATCTTCATTGTTAATTGCCACTGAATCACCTTTCATAATATCTACCGGTAACCAATGTTGCAAAAGCAGATTTGAATTCCTAACTTCAAACATCATGGGGTTTGTAATTTTAATTTGATATGAATCAAGTTGTTCCATAACACAAATAACATCAATACCATCTTTAAATCTCAAAGCGTAAATGTTATTTTCCATCTTTTAATCCTATGTTATAAAGTTTGAAAGAGAACTTCTCTTCATTATATATTTTCACTCTTTCCACGAAATGTTGCAACGTAAAGTTCATTTTCTTTTTGTGTCTGAGGTCGTCTGCAATGTCATAGAGTGTTGCCATTTCTTTACCTTCCGACTGTCTAAGAGATCGTCCAATCGATTGAAGATTTCGAACTCTTGACTTTGACGGAGATGCGAAGATAATATTATGTAAATTCCTAATATTAATTCCAGTAGAAAAAGTCCCAAAAGAAGCCACAACAATAGCATCATTCTCTGTCTCCATAATCTTACGAATATTCTCTCTGTCTTCTGTTTCTACTCCGCCATGTACAAAAAATACCTTGCGGCCGTTTGCTTTTTCTTTAATTATATTATACAATATTTTACCATGTTTTTCAACCATTTGATAAAGCACTAGGGTATTTTTATCTAAACTGATGCATAGATTCCTGATGAATCTATTTCTGTTTTCGGATGTAATAAGGTATTCTATTTCTTCCTGATAAGTGTCATCTTTATGATTTTCACATACCTCTGGTGAATGTTTAAGTACCAGACATTTGATATTGAAAGGTGACAATTGCTTTTTGTCGATCAACTCTTTTGTTGTGATTACCTTCTCTACAGTTCCAAACAAACCTTCCAAAACCAGTTTGTGAGTCTTTGTACCATCTAAAGTACCAGTTAAACCAATACGATACTTTGTCTTGTTTGCGGCAGTCATAATTGTTGTGAGTGACTGTGCCTTGAACAAGTGTGCCTCATCTCCAATGATGTAGTCAAACTGTTCAAAGTATTGTTTTGGCAATTGATAAAGTGACTGCCATGTAGAGATAGTCAGATTCTTGTTTGTATGTTTGTCTTTGCCTTGATATATTCTGTGTACGTTTTCTTCCACATTGAAACCGTTGTGTGAAGAGTAGTCTTCAAAGTCTGAATATAACTGTTCAACAAGAGAAGTTGTGGGAACAATAATCAATCCTTTTAGATTCTGATAATCTAGTAACTGTCTAAACAACAAATAAATGATCAGTGATTTTCCTGATGCGGTGGGAGACAACAACAGAGCTCTTCTATGTTGCATTGCATGAATGAATGCTTTTCTTTGATGATCTCTTACATCAATTGGTCGACCTTGTGAATGTAGATTCAGAGTTTTAACATATTTTTCAAAATGATATATCGAATATTCATCTTGTGTTTCTTCAAATTCGTACTTGTAGTTGCGTTCTTCACAGAACTCTTTCAGATAAGGTATCAGCCCAAGATATATTTGACTTGTCGCTAGATTGAATAGTCTTATTTTACCGTCCCAGATTCGATTCCGATAGGTTGGAACGAATTGATAACCAGGTACAAAGAATGTGAAGTATTCTGATAACTCCATAGCGATATGGCGTTCACAAGATATCTTGGCGAACACCTCATCTTTTTTTGTTATTAATAAGTCAATCATTTAATAGATACTTATACGCTTTATATGCAATAGACGAATTATCTTCAAATCTACCTATAGCCACATTACAATTATTGCATATCCAATTGCGAAACTCTTCCGTTACGTGATTGTGATCTAAACACCAAATTGATCTATCCGCAAATCTTCCGTTCTTTTTTAATTGTGACTCTGTTTTTTCACAAATTGGACAACAGTAATTTAAATCTGTTGGTCTTGGATGTTGTTTTTCCAATTTTTTTCTTAACTTAGCTTTTTCATAAGTACATTCTTTACACTCAGTTCTATAAGAAGATTTACCACTAGCCAAATTTTCTCTTGTCATAAATGCATCTAGTGGTTTTGATTTTTCACACTTAATGCATATTTT